TAGATTGATTATTAGTAATATATATTTGTTTTGTTTTAGGTATAAACCCTATCACATTGTTATCATGATAGTAATTTGATTCCCAATCATCAAAAACAGGTTGTCCATTTTCATTTATATTTATATCTACTATTCTTTGTCCATCATATATAAAAGCACCATATTTATTAAACCAAGCTACAAAACCTTCACCCTGTACAACATGATAGTCTTTTTCACATCCTTTAAAATTAAATGTTCCTTCTAAAAACTCTATATTTCTAGATACATTTATAATAAATAAATTTCTTTTTTTAAATTGCAACAACTTATTACCAACACTAGATAACTTTATAATACTATCTCCGTCTTCTATTGCTGCATCTATAAAACTTTCTTCTTCAAAAAAATCAAACTGATTTGGTAATGACTTTAAAACTCTATCAGACTTTGTAACTATTTCACCATCAGCATTTTCATATTGAACATTACCAACATATAATCTTCTATTTATAATAGTACTAGTTTTAAAACCTGTATTTACTGGACCTATTACAGAACCACTTTCTATTAAGCTTGGCTCTACTGTTTTTAACTCTGTTATTTCAAAAGGTTGTGCATATGAACTATTACTGTACAAATTACCTGGATATTCAAATTGCTCTTCACTATTAATCGTTACAGTATTTAAAAAAGAATAAGAATCAGAACCTGCATAACGAACACCTTCTTCAAAATCTACTTCAGCAAATAAATATTTAGGACCTAATGTACCTGTATTAATCTCTCCATCAGCTCCAGATGCTATATCAATATCAGTTACGTGAGCCCAATATAATTTAAACCCTGAATAGTTTTTTTCTCTACCACCCATTCTACCTAATAATCCAAAATATAAATTTTGTTTTTTATTAGATGTTGCATTCTGATGTATATGTCCTATATGTATTGATTCTGATTCTTGTTTATTACCATTAAAATCTTTATAAACTTTAGAAGCAAATAATACATATCTTGTTCCTGTAATAACATCTATATTAGAACCTGTATCTGCATTATCATCTCCTGAAAAACCAATAAATACACCCATACCACCTTCATTATTATTAGTATAAGGATTACCACTACCAGAATTATCCCAATCATCTAAAAGTTGTTCAGCAGCATCTGCAGTTAAACCAAATCGTTCTGGATTTGTACTGTCACTATTTGCTGGAAACATAAATACTTCTGAACCATTTCCTGGAGTATGAAATCCATTAATAAAACCATCAGCTAATGAATTATACATTTCATCTGGTTTATACTTATCAACATTAGACCTACCTCTTATTGGTGCTATATATAAATCATTTGTAGAAAAACTACCAGTATCTTCATGGTCTATAGCAGTGTTACTTCCACCTAATCTTCTAACAAATTTATGATAACTAAATATTTTAGGTTTATTTGTGCCAACAGAATTTGCAAAATGCGGAACAACCCTTACAGCTCCATCAATATTATACATTTCTACTTTAGTAGCAGTATCTCCATACTGAATTTCGCTAGCTTCTAATACCTGACCATTGCTAGCATAATCATAAATACGTATTCTTTTTGGAGATGCAGTAATATCGTTTATTAAAGCATATTCTTTTTCTGTAAGTGTATTAGGACTACTAAATTGTCTATCAGAATTTAAATGCAATAATCCATTACCATAGTTTAAAGTATCTATAGCATTTAAAGCACTGGCAGTTACGTTTAATTCGTTTCCAATAACTTGTAACTTACCTGGTACTTCATTACTAAGATTTAATAATACTTGAAATTCATTATCAGCTAAATCCCTAGGTGTAGTATTGTTATTCAGTCCACCACTAAAATTACTTACGTTTATTGCTTTTTTTGGCATTTTTCTTTTTCTTCTTTTTTTTCTTTAAGTTATATAATCTCCTAGAATTATTAATACTAGTACCTGGCATTTTACTTGGTACCATCTATCAACTCTCCCCACACTGTTGTTTTGCCATCAATTATTTCAACGACTTCAACTTTAAATTCTCCATTATCAAACCAATCTATAATAGCAAAAGCATGACCCCAGTTATGTAATCTACCTTTTAACCATCTGTTATTTTCATGGTCCATTTTTTTAAGACAACCCATTGACCAAGCACCAATGTTTCCATTAAGCTTAGTCAATGTATGTCTTTGTATATCGTGAGTATGTCCATATATTACATTCTCACCATATGTTTCCAGGTGTTTTTTTGCATGATATGTAGTTGCAAAAGCACCATGGAAGAACGCTAACTTACCTATCTCTATAGGGAGGTTGTGTTCTTTGTATTTGTATCCTCTTTCTTTAATTCTACATTTTTTTTCAAAAGTATAATCGTTGAGATAAGGATACTTATTAGCAAAATTATCCAACCAGAGGTCGTGGTTACCTTGGAGTAAATGCTTTTCTTTACATCCCACTTTTTTAAGTACTTCATCCCACTCATCTAATCCTTCATTTACTAATCTTATATCTTCTTCTACTAATGGAAGTTGAAACTCTAAAGGTGGTAACTTCTTGTCTTTATATCGCCAAGCTGATACAGACTCCCATTCTCCAACATCCCCAAGGTTTATAAACACCTTTGGTTTTATTTTTAGTATTGCTTTCTTAACACATTCTACTGCAGCTCTATCTTCTAATGGATAATGCTGGTCTGGTATTACAATACCACGTTTTTTAAGTTTCAATGAAACCTCCTATTTTTTATTTAAAGCTTTTTTAACTTCAGCCCATAGTTTGTCATCAAGTTTATTTGAAGACTTTGCTACAAGCCAATCACCTAAATGCATGATTACAGCTTTAATTAGTTTTTCTGTTCCTAAACTAGTTAGTACTTTTCCTAATACTGGTCCCATTATTTTACCTCACAGTCTTTTTCACAAGCTTCTAGGCCTTTCATATATCCTTGATGCTCGATTATCATTTGTTTAACTTCTGCTAATCTTTCATTAGCACTTTGTAACTCCTGTACAAGAGTGTTATGTTGCTCAACTAAACTTTCCATTTTAGTCTCAGCTTCTTGTCTTAGGTCTACTTTTTTTTCTTTTGCCATTACTGGTCTCCTGTTTTATTATCTATAAGCTTTTGTTTTTCTAGCTACCTTTTTTGGTTGCTTAGAATGTTGCTTTCCCTTTTTAGTATCTTGTCTTTTTTTACGTGTAGTTGCTGCATACTCACTATCACTTAATGCTTTTATTGCAGCATCTGGTAAATAACGTTCACCAGTTTCTGATGACTTTTTACCTGACTTTGTTCTCCACTTTTGTTTAGTCCAATTTTTTAAACTTTGTTGAGATTTTTTCAAAGCCATTATCTATATCCCCCGCCTGCTGCTTTGTATTGTTTTGCTAACATTTGTGCTTTACGTGCAGACCATTGTCCAGGTTTACCACCCTTACTACCAGCTTTTATTTTATTAAATAAACGTTTACGCATAGTAGGTTTAGTATAATTACCTGCTTGATTTACTCTAGATTTTCTTTTTTTTCTCATAGCCATTATTTTTTACCATGTACTTTCATAATAGGTAAATTCATTGTTAATGAAGCTCCTTTATGTGGTTTATAACCACCTTTAGGATTTTTCATCAAAGACATTTTATTACCTTTTTTCATAAAGTGATATCCTTTTGGTGCTTTTACTTTCATTTTTTCTTACCTTTTTTCTTTTTCTTTTTACCTTTGTGATATGGCATATTATTCTCCTATTTTTCGTTGTTTATTTCTTTTTTGTTCTACTCCTTTAGCTGCCTTAGACATTCGTTTATCTTTACTTGCAACAATAGCTTTTTTTAATCTTAGTGGAAGCTTACGTTGTTTAGGTGTTAACATTTTATCTATAGCACCATCATTCATATTATCAGTGCTATTCATGCCTGTACCTTTTTCTTTTTGTGCATAATTATCAGTGCTATTCTTTTGTTTTTTCATTAATAATCCTTTACTAGTTTACCATCTTTAGTTTTTCTACCCATTTTTGATTGATATAAATCCATATTAT